TTGATAATAATACATATTGTGTTAGAGAAAGAGCAAAATTGGAATTGGTTGCAGACCTTTTAGCACGTGTTACACAAAAAATGAGAAGTGTAGTGGATCATTTACATGAAAAATACCCAACAAGAGAAAATGTTAAACGATTAAAGGCAGGTTTTAACCCAAAAAAAATTAAAGAAATTTTACCAACTAGTAAATACACAGCTTATTCTGAAAATAAGGGTGAAAAGTTAGCTTTTTGTGTTACCAAAACAAAACAGGGTAGTGAGTTAATAGATGAGAACACATTGACATTTGTCGCATTGCATGAATTATCTCATATTGCAACTGAATCTATAGGTCATACCACAGAGTTTTGGGAAAATTTTAAATTCATATTAAAAGCTGCTGTCAAACTAGGACATTACAAACCAATAAATTATAAAGAAAAACCAAAAAATTATTGTGGAATGGAAATAACAGACAATCCATACTATGATATGTAATTAAATAAAAAAACTATAAATTTCTTCTTCATTATTTTCCATTAATTTGTTTTGATATATATTAAAATTATATGGAATAAAGTTAAGAGCATTTGTTTGATGATAATAAGTTTTACCATTTTTTTTCAAATAAAAATTATCAGGTATTTTTGGAAAAAATGTATCACCTTCAAAATTCTCATCAATCTCTGTCAAATATATTTTATTGATATATGGTTTATCAATATAATATTCATAAATTGATTGTCCTCCACAAATCCAAATATTTTTATAATAAGTTTGAAATAAATCTTTATTAAAATTAATATCATTTAAATCCTTGTATATTAACGCTCTTACTTGATGTGCATTGTTTCTTGTAACAACAATATTTCCTCTATTAGGCAAAGGATTAGGGAATATAGACAAACTTTTCCAAGTATTAAATCCCATTAAAACAGCACTGTTTTTTTGTGTAGTTAATTTTTGAAAGTATTTAAGATCTTTTTTTATATTCCATGGAATCTGTCCTTTATTGCCAATTACACGATTTTTAGAAATAGCAGCAATAATATTTATATTCATTTAAACATATATATTGTCTTTTATTTATATATATGTCTAATGTATTTAAAATAATTCATATTAAAAATAATGAAGTTCAAAAAATATACATATTTGGTGGTGGAGAAAAAATAAAGGATGAAGATATATTTAACAAAGAAGAGTTAAAAAAATATGAGAAAATTGATAAAGTTTATATAAACGAAAATATATTTTTAGATGATAGTTTAACACAAATTAAATATAAACTAATAAATAATATTTCATTGAAAATTACGACAAGTGAATTATATTTATTTTCTAATTTTTCAAAATATGTTGATTTAAATGTAGTATATGAAAATTATACACAAGATAATTCGGTGATACTATCTCATAATAAAATAAGTAATTGGTTGAAAAATGTTCATAAAAAACGAACCAGTTTTCATCATAATAATAATTACTTTTTTGATTATTCAAAACATGAAATGGAAGGATATACTTATAATGAAATTTTTAAAAACTTAAATTTAGATTTTAAAAAACCTATGATAAAAAGTGAATCATTAGGTATAAAAATATTCTTTAAAAAAAACTATCCTTTTATATCAAATCCATATAATAATACCTTTATTGACGAAAATATATTAAAATCAGAAGATCGCTCAATAATAACTTATGATAATAATCTTTTATTTGAATATGGTAATCCATTAAACAACACAATATATTTTTGTGTAGCAAATGAAATAGAAGAACATATTACTTCTGTAGATTTTTCTTATATGTTAAAATTGTATTTTCCAAAGTTGTATGTTAATTATTCAATAAAAAACAAAACTGATTTAAATAATAATAAATTAAAACTACAATCAGTCGATAAAACTAATTTAAAAAATATAAAAAAATACAGTGAAATTATAAATTATTTTCATGAAAGTTATGATGAAATTGATAATATAAAACACGGTATCAAATCGATGAAAATAACTATTTTTCCTATTAATACTATAAAATTACCATTGGATATTTTATTTAAAATAATAAATTCGAGCAAAATAATACCATTTATAAAATATAATCCTGGTAAAAATAAGGAAAATATATATCGATTATATACTGACGATAATATATCATCCGATGGTAAAAAAATACCATTATTGTATGCTGAAAAAAATAATAAGTTTAAAATAAGTAATTTATCTAAAATATTATGTACTAGATCCAATCAAGTAGGTTTTTATATAAGATATAAATATGAAGAAATATACTGTGAATTTATGGAAAATGGAAATATTGTAATAAAATTTGAATTAAATAATTATAAAACAATCAAAAATATTGAAGACATTATAAAAAATACAGTAAATAAACATATATTACACGATGTTAATAAATTCTTATCAAAAAGTGGGTATTCTTATATAACTTTTAATAAATTAACCGAAAATAATGTTACAATAAATAATATGGATTATATATTTGAATATAAAAAGGATGATAAGATAGTTAATATAAATGATTATACAAATTGTTTGTCAGGAATTTTTAATATAGATAACGGCAAAATGATGAAACAAACAGATATTATGAATTTAACATATAAGAGAGTTTCTTCTTATGATAAAATGAAAGGAATAGCTGCATTTATAACTAAGAAAAAAATTGAAGGATTGACTAAAGAAGTATTATTAAAATTGTTAATGGAAAATTTTAACATTTCTGATAAAAAAAAAGCTTTGAAACATATTTCAGATTGGGAATCAGAAATACAATTCAAAGTTGAATTAAATAATAATAAAAAGGTGAAAGTTTCTAAAAACCCGGGATTTTCAATCGAAATTAAAAATGATTATGATATTAATAATGATCTTAAAACATATATAAAATATGAAAATATTGATAATATAGGTTATTTAAAATATATTAGAATATATACTTTTGTTTTGATTAACAAATTTATTAAAAATAATATTACAAAAAGAGAAGTACAGGAAATTTGTAAAGATGATAAAAATTTAGAATTAGAAGTAACTCAAGATATTCAACCTGATAAAGGTTTATTATTAAAAAATAAAATTGATGATACAGGTAGGATGATAGTAACTAAATCAGACATTGAAAAAGAAATGGCGTCGTTAATAGATGGAGACGATACGAGTATAAAAGAGTCTATTTCTAATATGGATATGTTTGAAGAAGAATCTTCTTCGTCTGATGATGATGATGATGATGATGATGACGACGACGATTTAACTATGTTTGGAGGTGGTAAAGAAGATGACAAATCTTCAAAAAAAATGGAAATTAATTTGGAAGGTATTACATTACAGGGAACAGGGAATTATTTTATAAATAAAATACGACAAAAACAACCCAAATTAGCATTAAAAACAACAAAAAAACCTTTTAAATCGTTTGCAAAAATGTGCCCATCACAATATAGAAGAATCCCTGTATTAGTAGATGATAATGAATTAAAATATATAGATGATATGGATGAAAAAAGTAAAATTAAAAATAAATCATATGACGAATATATAACTAGCAAACAAAATGGAAAGAATTATCATTATATTTGTCCTAGATTTTGGTGCTTAAGAGATGATAAAGGTAAAAGTAGAAGTTTATCTCTAGAACAAGTAAATCAAGGAGAATGTGGTGGTTGGGATGCAGTTATACCAGAAGGAGCGAAAAAGATTCCAAAGGGAAAGCGTATATTTGAATTTAATGATAAAACATATCATCGCGAAGGAAAACCTTATAATAAATTAGTTTATAAACAATTATATCCATCATTTGGTAAAAAAGAAAGTCATCCTGATGGTTTGTGTGTCCCGTGTTGTTATAAAAGTCCAAATACTTTTGGTAATACAAATTGGAAAAGATTAAAAAATACAAAAACAGGCGAATACGTAAATAATAAATTTGAACATAAGGAAAAAAAACTAGACAAAAATGATGAAATGAAAATATTTTCAAAAACAACAATTGCAAATCCGTATATAGAAGATCCTATGTATAATTATAAATATGATAATGGAAAAGCACCAACATGGGAAGAAGATAAAAAAGGTAATATTAAATTAGATACAATAAAAGGAAAAAAAAGAGAAAGAATGGTGCCGCCTATTTCAAGAATGAATGTTTATAGAGATTGTAATGAAAAAGATATTGAAAATATAGAAAAAGAAAAATCTTATTACACAAAAACAACAGATGATGCACCTTTAATTGATAGTTTTCCATTAAGATACAATCAATTGGGATATATGAGTTTTGCACTTCAAAAATTTTTAAATTACGATAATGTGTCTTTATGTTATAGTGGCAAAACTAATACAAAATTGAAATTTAATAATAATTGTATTTTAAGATTAGGAATGGGTAATAATAATAATCAATCTTTTTTAGAATGTATTGCAAATTTATATAATGAAGTAAATCAAGAAAAGGATTTTATAGAAACAAAATTAATAAAACCTCCTAGAAAATCATTTAAAAATCTAAAAAACCTAATATGTTCTATGGATATTGAAAAATTTTATTCTTGTAATAAAGGTAATTTAGTTTCAAAATTTTATGATGAAAAGATTGTTTTGGACGATGGTATTAATTTTAAAAAAATAAAAAATTTGTCGAAGGAGGATACAGTTAAATTATATAAAGCTAAAAAAAACTTCGATAATTTTATAATGTCTAACGAATCATTTATCAATTATGAATATTTATGGGATATTATTTGCTCAAGTCGTGATAAAAATGGGGCTGTTTTTGATAAAGGAGTAAATTTATTTATTTTTCATAATCCAAAAAATGATGTTGTAGATAAAATAGAATTAATTTGTCCAAATACGGAATATAGTGAAAATATATATGATAGTTCAAAGCCGACAATTATGTTATATAGTGAAAATCAACAATTTGAACCATTATATATTGTAAATAATACGATCAAAACAAGAAATAAAAAAAATGGTAAAACAGAAAAAATGAAATTATATTTAATTAAAAAATATTTTGAACAAAAAGATTTGAAAGAGACTGTAAAAAATCTTGAAGATATGTTTATTATTATAAAAAATACATTATTGAATAAATGTAAAACTATTTTTAATAAATTGGTTGAAGAAAATTGGGGTTTTATAGAAAATATTCATTTAAATGAATTATTAGAAGTATTAGATGAAGTAAATAAAGGTAATTTTGCAAAAAAACAATATGTATTTAATAAACAAATAGTAAATCAACATTTTCAAGTAATAGGTATTGTATTAAAAAATAAATTGTTTTTACCGTGCAAACCATCATCTATAATATTAACAGAACCTTATGAATTTATGTATGAATCATATGAAACTTTATCCTTTCCAAAAACAAAAGAATTATTGAAAGAATTATACAATAAAGTAAATGATAATACAAAATATAATTTAAAATATCAAAAAACCTTAATATCGAATGATAAAATTGTTGGTATAATTACAAATACAAATCAATTAATATTGGTAAATATAGAAGACAAAAAAAAATATAAATTAACTAAAGATGAAATTGTAGAAGATACAAACGAAATAGCAAATGAATATGAAATAGATAATTACGTGTTTAAATTAGAAGATTTAAAAGATGAAGAAAGAATTGAAACAATAAAAAAAATCAAACTTGAATCTAATTTTTACATCATGTTTCGTAATACATTTAGAATAATTATAAATGAT